CCTTGCAATCTAACTGATGGTTTTGTTGAATGATAAAACTGTGCAAGGTCTGTTCTCATTTGATGTACACGCGGCATTAAATGATCACTGTGTTGAATAAAATATGTTTCAGTTTGTGCATAAGAACCAGACATTGCTTGTTCAATTCCAGTTGCCGTATTTATTTGTCCAAGTTGCTGTCCCATCCTTTGAGGATTTAAACCAACAACTTCCATAGCTTGTGCTTTAAAATAATTAGCCAATTGGATTCTTGACATTAATCTATTTGATTGCTCAAGATTTAAAACTTGATAGTGTTGAAAGTTTGTTGCACTTTCAGTATTTGCAATACTTGGATCTAATGGAAGCATTGAGAAATCTTTCATTGCTACATAAGCTTTAGCCAAATTGTTTTTTCCCCAGTCTTCACCCATAGAATGTTTTGGAATTGCATTCTGGTCAAGGACAATTACTGAGCCTAATTCATCAACAAGAATATCTGCAATTTGATTGTTACAGATATTATATCCAATTTGCGAGGGCTTTAACAAATCAACAAATGATGTTGACTTTGTGTTTCTATCAGAAAACACTCTTCCTTCAATTGGAAGTTTTGCACCATACATGGTTTTATCTCCTCTAAACTGGAATTTTAATGGTCCAGGTTTATCTTTATCAATTCCTAAATAAATTGGATCAAAGTCAGTATCAGTTTCTGTATTAAAGATAGTTCTATTGTTTCCAATTTTAACTCCACCCCATACTTGGTTAATCCAGAACCAATCAATATGATCGCCAAAAACTAAATTGTCAGCAGTTTCTTTTTTCTGAAAAACTTTGTTGTAAACAGGTTTAGTAGTAACTATATAGTTTTCATCTATAATTTCTGTAATAACTGCACCATCTTCATCAATTTTAGTCAATTGACCAACGCGTCTTTGAGTTTTCCAATAAGATGTAGACACGCGCAATAATTCAACTGTATGTAAATTTCCTGCATGCTCACTTTGTCCAACAATGTAGGATACAACATCATGAGGATCATGTGCGTTTTCTACAAATGAAAGATGTCTGCGCATATCTACACCCGACCTTCTGTTAGATTCATAAGTATCATCCGTATTATACAGTGAACCATCATTTGGAATACCATCAATCATATATCTTGCTGAACGTGCTGGATGTAATAGTTCAAGTGATTCTAATTGTTCAGCAGTCATCAAGTAACCATACTTATCTACAACATCTGCAATAGTAAGCATGTCAATCCATCCCGCCCAGTTACCTTGAGAAATATAATGTACATTTGGTGACTTATGGTAAAATGAAAGCGCGGGATTTAATAATTCAATATTGTAATCATCTTCTAGCATTTTAAAATGCCAAAACTCGCTGTCTGTAATTAATGAATCTCTGAAAGCAATTTCTTCCATTTCATCCATTTTAAAACGGTTCACATCAATTGCATGTTGTTTTACCGCCCATTTTTCAGCTAGTGTCTGATATTTTTTAGAATAAAAATCTTCAATCTCTGGAAGTTTTTTTAATGCTTCTGGATTTAATTGTTGCTGTGCTTCTTCTGAGTTTGGATCCAATCCCATTTCAACCATTTTAGCAATAAGTTTTTGCTGAGCATACTCAACTAAAACTTTACTAATGGCTTCGGTTTTTTTATCCATGACTTCATTGTATGAATACTCATCAATAGCACGGTAATCTACTTTAGTATTTCTTTTTGCAAACTCGGAAACTAAAGTGTTTACAAGATTAGGAATGATTGGATAAAACTTTAACTCCAATGCTTCATTTTGTCCTTCAGTAAGAGTTTCAAGCATCTCTGTCATATCATTCTCTACATCCGGAAGATAATCTGTTTTATCAATTACACCTTTAGCTAATTTATAATTCTTCATTATACGTCTAGCCTTAGAACCAATTTGCTTAATGCCTTGCCATTCTAACCAGTCAATATTCCATTTCGACCACTCATCATCTTTTTCATCTGCTGTTACAAATTGAAGGGGTTGAGTAAAAACACCAAATCTATTCTTCTTGGTTTTTTTACCCTTTTTTAAGTCTATTGCATTTAATATTTCCATTATCTAAAGTTTTTAAATGGATTACGAGGTTTCTTCATACTTAAAGATTCACTACTTGATCCAAGATGCCTATAAGGGCTCCTATTTAATTTATACAAATTTTCTGACTTTTCCAAATCTTCTTCATTATCATATTCAACTCTTTTCTTCAAACCTCTGCTTGCTTCTTGTATTTTTACAAAGGTAATCAATGCGCCTAAAGAAATTAATCTATCCACATTGACTCCTGGTCTGTAATGTTCCATTTCAATCATGGCCATATAATCAGGGATTCTGGATATACCATAATGCTTCTTATAGATCTTCCCGTCTTCATCTGTTTCCACATCAAGTTCCTCCCGAAGGTACTCAATTAAATAACTTAACATGACTGTTTTAAATATGGTAGAAACATTTCGCCAACCATATTGTTGGAATTGAGTTTTAGATTGCTGCACTTCTTTAGAAAAGACAATCTGAGATGAAGGTACTAAATACTTTTGCTTACGCTTAAACTGCATGTATTGGATAAATAGAGGCACGTTGTTCTCAACTACAGTCCAAGCTTGATACCATTCAATAATTAACTCAAGTCTTTCATGTGTTTTATTGATGTCATCATATCTTCCTGTCCACGCGCATACTACTTTGTCCCCTTCAATAAAAGTTTCTACCTCTCCATTAGCTAATACCCTTTGTACTTGTACTGGGTTTTTGTAAACATGAATAGAACAAAGTGAATCAGAAGTTACTGTTTTGCCCTCTGATACAGGATCGACAGATGCAAAGTATGTAGTGCAAAAATCTTTTTCTTCATCTGGTTCTTCCCATACTTGTATTGCACCAGATTTATCTTCTGCGCTTTTATCTGTAGGAAAAATCAGTATCGGTTTCTTGGTTGTTGGTGATGCAACAATCTCACCTTTGTTATCATAAGCTAAGTTGTAACAAGTGTAAGGATAATCTCCTTCTTCAATATCGCGTTTGTGTGACTTAACCAATTCCAATGGGAATATACTTTCACCTCTAAAGGCAAATGCCTCTTCCATGTTAGTTGGTCGCTGAGAACAACGTATCTGATATGTTTCCGGATCTAAATCTTTTTTCCACTGTTTTTTTAACTCAATCAAAGCTTCTAATGCTTCCTCTACTTTTGAATTACCAAACTCATCAATGTATGGAGGCATTGACCATTGTTCTGGAATAAACAAACCTGTGGTAAGAACTGTACCTTTTGGATCAGCCCATTTATTTTTTACCTCATAGAATCCATTTCCCTTAGCTTTGTACATGTATTTACGCAAAGGCTCACACTGTTTCAAATCCCCTACGGTTCCGGATCCAATAAAGTATCCTGTAGTAATTTCACCAGCTTGTAGTGCAGGTAACATGAACTCGTATGTTTTGTCCATGGATTTGGCAATTCCTGCTTCTTCATAAAAAAACAAAGTACAAAGTCCTCCTACACCGGCTGTATCTGATTGCTCAAATGACAATGCCTGAAGAACTCCTTTTCTACCTCTTTCAGTTTTTCTACCATTTTCAACATACTCAATTTTTTGTTGCCACTCACCAACCCCTCCTGGATTCATTGGTCTGTACCATGCAGTATGTTGATTCAAGAAGTTTTTGTATTCATTGATCATTTTCCATGTACCATTTACACCGGTAACATACGCACTCAATGAAGAACCAATTTTAAGAACTGGTCCGTACTCAAACCACAAAACATTTACTAGTTTAGCTCCATGATAAAAAGAAGATCCAAACTGTCTTTTCTTTAAGATAATCCCATGCAAATAAAATAATTCTCCAATTGCTTCATATAGTGACATGTGATATTGTGCGTCATGGATGTCTGGGAAATCTGTTTTTCTTTTTACTTTGTCAATGATTGGCAAAAAGTTAATCCAAAAATAATAGTCGCGCGGCAGGTAATACTTTTTGTCACCTTTCCAAAACAAAACTCCTTTTCTGCATTTTAA